ATCGTGTCTGAAGGTGTAACTAGGTATCTGAAGCCTTTTTACACCTCTATTTTTGTTTTCATACTCTTTGCCTTCATTGACAATTTTTTTACATAATTTTTGAAATTCTTGATCTACTTTTGACATAATTTATTTATAATTGTTTTAAAATCACGCCACTAACCATAATAGCGGTTTGGCAAAAAAGGCGTTTTGTTTTTCAGCGGAAAATCCGCAATTAAATTTATATTTGATAAAAAGTTTTAATTAATCCTTCGTGTTTTTGCATAAATTCATCACGGATATTTTCACTGTTAAATGCTAAAAAAGAACGATAATTTGAATACTCCCTAGTTTTAATACCGTCAACAATTGCTTCAAGACAATACTTTTGGCGATTATTACTCCAATCAACATCGCAATCCCCACAATCAGCCATTAGTTGTGTTAATTGAGCGTATGCAAGTGAGGATTCGGCTTGTTTTTTGGTTTTAAAAACGTTTTGATTTATGCCGTAAGCGGTTGTTTTTAATCTCATTTCCGTTATTTCAGAATCTATATGAATATAATAACCGCTAATTTTTTTTAAATCTTCCCAACTATTCGCAACCGATGATGGCTTTAGTTCGGGAAAATCTTCGTAAATTTTTTCAGCCAATTCAGGCATTTTTTTAAGCATTATTTCAGCTTGGTCTTTTGTGATTTTCATAATTTTATTTAAAGTTTAAAGTTACACTTGTGTTTTTGTAATTAAATTTTAGTTCCTCTATCCCGAGTATTTCAGCATATTCAAAAAACATTTTCGTATGCATTCCGCCGCCGCTTTTAATTTGCCGGCTAATATGCTGAGGTTTTCTACCTACTTTTTCCGCAAATTTTGCCTGATTTAGGCCAGAAGTTTCAATCAATAATTTTAGTAAATTCATAATTATTTTTTTTACAAAGATAAAACCAAATTGAATATTAAAATGTTAAAGTGTGTTAAAAAATAACCTACAATGGTTATTAGTTATATCTTTGTCAAAACAAATAAATAATAATATTATGGACTTACATCACTTAGACTTTATGTCGCCAGCAAACGAAACACCTAGAGAAAAGAATTTTGATGACGTTTATTTACAATTAGATAGGGAAGATGCTCTAATTGTAGAAGAACACATTGACAACATCCCGAGGGTAAATTTTAACTTTAAAAAATGTTTAGATTTTGTAAAAACTAAAATATCTAACGATTTAACGGAAGGGAATTACACGGTTGAAAATAATAGTGGATCATCTGTAATGTTAAATTTTGAAGGCATTAAGTTGTATTTTTTTACGTTCGCAGGATCACTTTGTAATTCAGATTTTGGAATAGAAGGGACAGAAAATCAAAAAGCTGTTTTTAAATCTAAAACTTTTGCAGACCAAAAATCGGAACTTCAAAAAGAAATTGATTTATTAACCGTTAAAATGAACGCTTTATGATAGAAGTAATAGAATACCAGGCCGAAAGAATTAAAGCTTTAGAAGCGGAATTAAAGCGATTAAATGAGTTGTTAAACGCAACCGCAAAAGAAATAGAGGTTATAATATTAGACCCGAACTTTGATAAGCCATTATCTGAATTAAATAAAAATTATTAATTATGAGTAAATTACAATTTTTTGAAATGCGAGCTGAAGAAATTGCTACATTGTATGATAGTACTTTTACCAAAAAAGAAGCGGTAAAAACAGGCGAAAATTTAGTGCAAAACGTATTAGATAACGGACAAGTTGGGATTTTAGAATTGACTTGTAGTTTAGTGAGACTGCAAGAAGTAATAAGTACCGCAGTTTCTAAATTGAGAAATCATTTGCCAACTGAAAAGACAGAATTAATGGGAGTTACTTTTACTCCGACAAATGGTGGAAACACGGTAAATTATTTAGACGATGAAATTTACCGAACTATAAAAGCCGACTTAGATGCACGCACCGAGCAGCTTAAATTAGCGCAAAAGCAAGAAGTATTTGATGCTTATGGCAATCAGGTACCAAAAGTTTCTACAAATCCACGCAAGGATTCAATAACAATTAAATTTTAGAAATTATGAAAAATTTAGCAACAGCATTAGTAAAAGCACAAATGGAAATGGTCACGCCAAAAAAAACCGCTTTAAATCCATTTTTTAAAAATAAATATGCAGACCTAAATAGTATTTTAGAAGTAGTGCTTCCTGCATTCAACAACAACGGGATTGTAGTTTTGCAGCCGACCACTATTTTTGATGGTAAAAACTACGTTAAAACTATTCTTTTGCATGAATCAGGCGAACAAATAGAATCTTTGACCGAGATTATATTTTCAAAGATAAACGACGCACAAAGTCAAGGAAGTGGTATAAGCTACGCTAGACGTTACGGATTGCAAAGTTTTGTAAGCGTTGGAAGTGCAGACGATGATGGGCAAAAGGCAGTTGAACCACCAAAACCGCTAACAGCCGAGCAAAAGCAAAACGAAAAGGATTTGCTTAACTCCAAAGACTTTGAATCATTAGGCACAACGTGGAAGGCTTTAAATGCTTACGAGCAAAAAAGAACCGAACCGTTAAAAAACGAATTAAAATTAAAATTAACCAATAAATAGAATCTTATGAGCGCACTTATCAATTTAGGAATTAAAGGAAAAGATGGAAAGTACAAGCAGTACACAATCTCAATTTCAGACGAAGCTAACGACTACGGACAAAATGTATCAATGTATTTGAGCCAAACAAAAGAGCAACGGGAAGCTAAAGAAAAACGTACATACGTGGCAAATGGTCAAGTAATTTGGACGGACGGAAATATAGTTGCACCGCCAAGAAAAGACCAAGTATCACAAGCGGAATCAGATTTGGCAGACGATTTACCTTTCTAAAACTAATCAAACCCGCTATTAATTTAGTGGGTTAATTTAAAAACTTAAAAAAATGGAAATTATAAAAGGTAACTGGTATGAGTGTGTTAATCAAGAAGGTTGGGCTTTTTTTAAACAAGGAAATAAATACTTTTCAAATGAAAATGGACAATTGATTACAGAAGATGGTTCTCCTGATTATGTTATTTCACACGAAAAAGACTTCAAGCTACTAATAAACACTCCAGCACACTACGACAACACTAATGGTTCGCTTTACAAATTTTGCGAAGATCAAAATTTAAATAGTTATGAGTTTGACCTAATCAAACGAATTATGCGATGCCGAAAAAAAGGGCAGTTTGAAGCGGATTTGCAAAGTACAAAAGTATTAATTGATTTGTATTTAAAGGAATATGAAACAGACAAAAAATCAGATTAAAGGTTACAATAGTTTTAAAGAGCACAAAGATTTTGTTAGTAAAAAACATCATTTAAAAAACATAAAATTTAAAATAATAGACGAATTCATCGTTATAAACTCAAAATTAAACAAAATTATGAATACAATAAACAACACACAGGTCAATGTAAAAGACCTTACGATTCAAGAAATTCAAGAACTAGCAGAAGGATTGCCAATTTGGAAAAATCCAAGATCATTGGTTAAAAGTGATTTGGAATGTTACTTTACAAAGTTCGAGAGCGACAACGAATTTTATGTTCGTGTTTTTTCCAAAACAAAGGTAACCGTAACCTTTGATGAATTTTTAAAATTAAAGGAATTATGAATCCCAAGAAAAAACACCAACTAATGCATCAATTGGTTTGCATTAAAATGATTGAACTAGAAATTTACGACCAGCTAAAACCAACGTCCAAGCAGATGCTGCAACAGGTCAAGTTTTGCGAAGAGTTTATAGATAGTATTGCCGATACTTCGACAGTTCAAAAAACAACTTATTTTAATGATATGGTCAAAAAGATTGAAACAATTATTAGAAAAGATTTTAATGAAACAATGTAAAAATTCACTATCTTTGTTTTTTCATAGTTTAATTTTTTTGTTTTTAAATTTAGAAGCCAGTCGCAAGATTGGCTTTTTTTATTTTAAAACTTTAACACTGCATTAACATTTTGGAACACTTTTGTTCCTTATATTTGTACCAGAGTTAAGGAAGTGATTATCACGGCAAGCTCAAACAACTAGAAATTATGCCAAGACAAGAAATGGAATACAACGGAAACTATATTTTACATTTAGAAAATGGCGAAGTTACAAAACGAAAAATAGGATTTTATTGCTTAGGTAGAACTGCTTTTATAGATCAAGTTAATTTTATAAACAGACCTTTAAAAGTAAAATTTACAAAAATATGGGTTGAAGAGCCTATAAAGTATGACAGTGAAATATTTAGAGATTAATAAACAATCGGGGTGTAAAAACCCCTTAAAACCCGCATAACATGACCGCAAACGAGAAAATAAACAACCTGACCTCTACATTAGGAATGTCAGGTAAAAGAGCCGCTGAAGTGATAGGAATGCCTTACAGTGCATTTAGAAAGCGAAAATGCAAAACACGAAAAGAAGTTTTTACAGAAGAAAATTATTTAACATTATTAAAATTTACGAAATCATGGAAAAATTAGAATTAAAACATTTATCGGGATATTTGCCTTATGAATTAAAAATACAAAATGGAAAAGAATTTGATATAGTTACAGGTGTTTCAAAAGAAAATGTAGAATCAATTTTTAGAGGTACTTACGAAAACACTTCAATGATAAAAGATATTAAACCAATTTTACGTCCACTAAGCGACCTTACAAAACCAATTACGATTGAAGGAATTACGTTTGTACCTAATGCTTGGATTTACGACAATATTAAAAGAAATGTTAAAATTTATCAATTTTTAAATGGAGAAATATTATTAGATATTGAAACGCAAAATTACAGTCAAACAATTGATTTAATGGATGGATATTTAATAATGCAAAAGTTAAATGAATGGCATTTTGACTGGCAAGGACTTATTTACAAAGGATTAGCAATTGACATTAACACATTGAAATTATGCGAACGATAAAATTTAGAGGATTAAGAGTTGACGGTAAAGGGTGGGTTTGTGGGCATTATTATGATGACGAAATTCAATCTTTTATTATTTCTGGAATAAATACTTACGAAGTGATCCCCGAATCAGTCGGTCAATTTACAGGCAAACTAACAATCAATGAGATGAAAATTTACGAGGGGGATTTGATTAAAGGTAACAATCACGAACTACCGTTTTGTGTTTTTTGGAATAAGGATAGTTTAGCTTGGTTTTTAAAAAATCGTTTTATAGAAAAACCACTTTTTGATTTGCGAGTTTTAGATAAAATAATCGGAAACATACACGAAAAGTAAAAAGTATTTCTTATATTTGCATCAGTAACCTACCACTTACGATAAGATATTTAGTCGCCTGACTAATCGACAAAGCCTTATTAAATGTGTGGTAGCATTTTTTAAGGCTTTTGTCATTTTATAAAACTACCACAGTATGAGAAAATCAATTAGTGTAAAAAAAAGATTTGAGGTTTTTAAGCGAGATAATTTTACTTGTCAGTATTGTTCTGCAAAACCTCCTACAGTACCTTTAGAAATAGATCATATTCATCCAATTGCAAAAGGCGGTGATAATTCTATTGAAAATTTAATAACAGCTTGTTTTGACTGCAATAGAGGTAAAGGTTGTGTTTCCTTAGAAGCAATTCCAGAAACTTTAATTATAAAGTTTGAAAAAATGAAAGTTGCTAAAATGCAATACAATCAATATAAAAAGCTTTTAAAAAATCAAAAAACAATATGCGATGCTGAAATTGAAAGAGTAGATTATACTTTTACAATTTATTTTCCAGAAAATTGTTTGAGCGAAAAGTTTAAATTGTCAATAAAGAATTTTATAGATAAATTAGGTTTAAATGAAGTTGTTTTAAGTATGGAAAAATCTTGTGGAAAAATAAACAATCCTCACGAAGCTGTTAAGTATTTTTGTGGAATTTGTTGGAATAAAATAAAGGAATCATGAATAGTTATGAACTTTCAAGAAATTATTTTGATTGGTGTTTTGAAAATCCAGAAAAGATTTCAGTAAATCATACTGCAATTTATTTTTTTGCTATTGAACATTGTAACCGATTAGGTTGGAAGGCAAAATTTGGTTTTCCTACTCAAATGGTTATGGATGCATTAGGAATAAAAAAGCATCAAACTTATATTAGGTACTTTAATGAATTGGTAGAATTTGGATTTATAGAATTGATCCAAAAATCACAAAATCAATATTCATCAAACATAATTAGCTTAAACAATGATGTGCCAAAAAACGGCAAAGCATTGGACAAAGCAATTATAAACCATAGGGCAAAGCAAATAGAAACCATAGGGCAAAGCAATGGACAAAGCAATAGTAGTATAGATAAACCAATAAACAAAGAACCATTAACAACAAACCGCTCTGATGATTTTGCTAATCAATGCTTAGAAGATAATATTTGGAAGGAAGCAATTTTTATGCAAAAAGTATTAACACCAGTTACAATCGAATTTGCATTAAAAGATTATAACATCCATTTAATCCAACAAGGAGAAATTAAAAACAACATAAAAGACTACAAATCGCATTTCGTAAATTGGGTTAAAAAACGAAAAGAGTTAAAAACAAAAGAAGTTCAATATCAAAATAAAGACAGGTTATGATAAATACAAATCGGGAATTAAAAATTACAAACTTACTTTTAGCTTCGTTGGTTTTAACAGATAATGAATCGTTTGATTTAAAAAACACAATCAAAGATATTTATCAGGAATTTGCAGAAATTAAATTTAAAATAATAAAGCAAGGTATTTTAAACGGCATCAAAGAAGATTTTAATAAATCAGATAAATTTTGCACCCAGCTTATTTGCATTTGGATAAGAACGCAAATTAAAATAATTGAAAATAAAAAACCAAAATTATGAGCTGGCAAGAACAAACCGCATTAAGACGTGTATTCAATGTTTTTAAACGGAACAAGACAAATGTGTATCCAGAAGATATAAACGCCTTAAAAACGCTTAATGAAAGCCTAGAAGCCTATCAAAAGGAATTTGTAAACGATAACAAACTATTCGCAAAACTTTTATCTTTACAAATTACGCAAAATGTAAGATATTACGGAAGTATTGAAACGGCTTTAATAGCGCTTAAAGACGACCTTAAAAATCCATTGGAGTACAATATTACATTTTTGCAACAAGAATTAAACCAGAGGGCAGTAAATGATTATTTAGAGCAAAACAAAACCATAACTCCAGAAAACAAAAAAGAATTTCAAAAAAAACTTTTAGAAAGTTGGAGTTTACAAAATGTTGAAAAATCCTTCTATAACACAGCAAACGAAATAATTAAAAACATTGACTTTTACAAATAAAAAACAGAAATTATGGAAAATATTAAAACAGAATTTAAACCAAATTTATTTAACGACCATTTCCAGAACTACAAAAGATATGCAGTTCCAAAAGCACAATTAATAATTGCCGATATTCCTTACAATTTAGGCATAAATGCTTATGCTTCCAATCCAAGTTGGTATGAAGGTGGAGACAACAAAAACGGAGAATCAAAACTTGCAGGAAAAGAGTTTTTTGATACCGATAAAGATTTTAGAATTTCTGAATTTTTACATTTTTGCAGTACAATGTTAAGGCCTGAGCCAAAAGAAACAGGTTCAGCCCCTTGTATGATTGTATTTTGTGCCTTTGAACAACAATTTGAACTAATCGAAAAAGCTAAAAAATACGGTCTAAATAAATATATAAATTTAGTATTTAGGAAAAACTTTTCAGCACAAGTTTTAAAAGCAAATATGCGAGTAGTTGGAAATTGTGAATATGCAGTAATTTTATATCGTGAAAAACTGCCAAAGTTTAACAACAAAGGCAAAATGGTAATGAATTGTTTGGATTGGTTTAGAGACACAGAAACCGAAAAAGTACACCCAACGCAAAAGCCGATTAAAGTTTTGGAAAATTTAATTTCTATTTTTACCGATAAAGGAGATGTAGTTATTGACCCTTGCGCAGGTAGTGGCAGTACTTTAATAGCTTGCGAAAATTTAGAGCGTAAAAGTTTTGGTTTTGAGATTAAAAAAGACTTTTTTAAAGACGCAAAAAGATTAATTGATTCTAACAAAACAGATAAGAAAGAACTTCGAGAATTGGGATATTCTAAAACAAAACTAGAAAAAATTAATCCTATTTTGTTTTAATTATGGAAAAACTAAACTTTGAGGAACTAGAAAATCAGATAAATTGTAAAATTGTAACAAACTTTGCTGATATTTACAAAGAAGCATTAATTGACCCGAGCGAGGAGATTAAGCAACAACCGATAGCAATTAGCATTGGCGAAAGTCAATATAAAGGAAATTATTATCCGATACCATTTGGAAGTTACGGCGACTTTTCCTGCATTGTTGGCGCGTCAAAATCCAGAAAAACCTTTTTTAAATCAATGATTGAAGCGGGTTATATTGGTGGTACTGCATCAGTTTTTAATCCTGGAATAAAAGGACATGAAACTAAAGATAAATTTGTAATTTCTTTCGATACCGAACAATCAAACTTTCACACGCAAAGAGTTCAAAGGCGCGTTTTAGAATTAATAGGAGGTAATTACGACCTTTATAAAACTTTTTGCCTTCGTAAATATTCCCCAAAAGAAAGATTTGATTTTATTGACTGGATTGTATTTGAAAGCGATTTTAAGGACAAAATAGGTTTAATGTCAATTGACGGATTTGTAGATTTGGTTACTGATTTTAATAGTTTAGAGCAAGCGACAGGATTAACGCAAAAACTACTTGAATGGACCTCAAAAGGAAATTTGCATTGCACGGGCATACTTCACAAGAACTTTGGCACGTCAAAACCCGTTGGTCATATTGGTTCGTCAATATTAAAAAAAGCGGAAACGGTTGTATTTGTCGAAAAGGAAGATAACAATACAATCGTAAAATGCGAGTATTCAAGAAACCAACCTTTTGACCCAATAACCTTTTATGTAGACGATAACGACTGGTTGCCAAAAAGCACACCAGACTGGATGTAAAATAAAAACAACTTAAATTATTAATTATGAAAACAGAAAATTTATTTCAAGGATTTGCATATCCTAAGACTAATTTGCAGGAAGTTTTACTAACTTTGATATTAAAAGGTAATGTATCATTATTTGCTTTTCCTGTAATGGCAGGATTTAGAACTAGAGTATCAAATTTAGTAATAGATTACGGTTTAAATTTAGAAACCACAAAGGCTAAACGATGTAATAAGTTTGGCAATAGCTACACGTATCACATTCACAAATTGCCAGCAGATCAAAAAGACAAAGCAATTGCAATTTATAATAAAATGGTAAAGAAATGAACGAAATAGAAAAACTAAACAGATACGTAAATCAGTATTACAATTGCAATTTACAGGACGGTGCTGAATTATCAATGTTAATTCAAAAGATAACAGGCTTACTCTATTATTTGGAATCCGTACGGGCGGACGTACACAATCATTATGAAGTTATGGTATTTGACTTAGTAAAACAAAAATTTACCGTTTCTCGAGCCGTAAACGAAGCTAATGTTTGTTTTCCGCAAATGTACCAACTTAGAAGAGTTATGGATTCAGGTTACAAAATTTGCGATGCAATCAGAACAAACATAAGTTTTCTTAAAAGTGAAATGGTTCATAGTAAACAGCAAGGATAATGAAACAAAAAACTTGTAAAATTTGCAAAGTAAAATTTGATCCTAAACAATTTGCGCAAAACGTTTGTGATTATAAGTGTGCAATTATCCACGCTAAAAACCTTAAAGAAAAAAAAGATGCTGATAAATGGAAAGCCGAAAAAGCCGTTTTAAAGTATAATATTATAACACCAGATGAATACCGGTCAAAGTATTTACAACCGACCATTAACAAAATAGCTAGGTTTATTGACTATGGAAATCCATGCATCGCAACTGATAATTTTGGCAAGCTTGCTGGAGGTCATAATATTTCAGTCGGAGCGAACCGAACAACAGCATTAAATTTACACAATATTCATATTCAATCTTTTGCATCTAACAGCCACAAAGGAGGGGACACAATAAAGTACCACAAAGGCATTATTAAGCGATATGGCAAAGAGTATTTAAATTTTATGGACTATCTACACCAGACGCCAAAATTAAGCCTTACAAAGAATGAAATGGTATTTATAAACTCAATAGCTAAAAAAATAGCTTTGGAATTATCCAAGAATTTACAACAGCTAGAGCCAAATAAAAGAATTGAGTTAAGAAACAAAATTAACACTGAACTTAATATTTATTCAAAGAAATTTTGTATATTTACAGTAACGGATTAAGGCACGTTTAACAATTTTATAAATTCCCATGAAACAAGCCTTAAAAAACTACGCTGGATTAAAATCAAACAAACTTACTGCTATTGAATTAATTGAAAGAGTTAATAATAAAACTTATTGGCTTTTTAAATGTGATTGCGGCAACGAAAAAAAAATAATTGCATCAAAAGTATTTGATAAAAAGTCTCCTACTAAAAGTTGCGGTTGTGCTATGCAGTTAAAAATAAAGAAAACTGACGACTCAAGAGCTTTTAAACAATTATATAAAAATTACAAAAGAAACGCTAACAAGCGTAATTATGTTTTTTACCTACAAGAATATTCTTTTAAAAAAATAACATCTCTTAATTGTTTTTATTGCGGATCAGAACCTAAAAATATATCGAAATACGATTTAAGTATATATAAATATAACGGCATTGATAGGGTTAATAATGATTTAGGTTATTTAGAAAGCAATTGCGTTCCTTGTTGTAAGATATGTAATTCAGCAAAAGGCACAATGAAAGTTCAGGATTTTTATAGTTGGATAAAAAATATAAGTCATTTTATTAAAATTGATATAATAAAAAACGAAACTTACAATATTGTCTAAAAAAATGAAACCAAAAAAGCCAACTATCGATCAGCTTGAAAAGGAAAAGCAATCCGCAACTCCCGAACGTCGTAAAGAAATACAAAAATATTTGGATTTTATTTATTACGGAATAAAAACTTAAAATTTTTAAAAATAAAAGTTATGAAAATATCAGAATTACCAACAGAGATTAAAAAAAAAGCACTAGAGCATCAAAAGAATCAAGGTAACGATTTTTTTAATAAATATACTGATGATTTACAATGGGCGTTTAGATGGATAGAAACCAAAGAGGGATACAAATACTGGAAAAATTTACATCTAGAAAAAGCACCAACTAAAAGCCAACAATAAATTTATTAATTCACTATATTTGCTTAAATTAAAAACTTTATATTATGAAAAAACTATTATTTATTTGTGCAATTGCTTTGAGTAGCTGCACAGCAGAAGATCCAAAGACGGAATGTGATTGTAATGCGATTACAACGGTTAACGATGTGCCTAACGGGGAAACTTACTATTACGGGGACGATTGCTCCGATAACGGTAAATTGTTATTTGAGTTTTACGAACCCGGTTATGTAAGCAGAAGAATTGTAAAATGTGATTAAATTATTAAATTATGAAAATACAAATAAAATTACAATATTTAGACAAAGTTTATTATTCAAACAATACTGAATGTGACGAAGAAAAGGTATCTAAATGTAAAGAATTAATCAAAGAAATTACCGAGGGTCAATCAACTTATTTTTCTATTATAAATGGTTTTGAGGAATATTTCTTTACAAAATCAATTTTAGAACTTTCTATAATTACGGTTATTGTAACTTAAACAACAAAACTTTCATTATGGCATACAACGAAGAGCAAATTGAAACTATTTTTAGTTTAATAATTCAAAGGATTGAGGAAGGCGAAGCATTAAGAACTATTTTAAAAGATTCAGACATGCCAAGTACTCAAACCTTTTACCGTTGGTTAGAATCTAATGATTTAAAATCAAAACAATACGCGTGTGCGTGCGAGGCTCGAGGAGACGCAATATTTGATGAAATAATCGAAATTGCAGACGATTCGCAAAATGATTTTATTGAAAAAGATATAGGAGACGGCATTGTAGCAAGTCAATTTAATTCAGAACACGTGCAACGTTCAAGGTTAAGAATTGACGCCCGCAAATGGGTTGCGTCAAAACTAAACCCAAAGAAATACGGAGACAAAATTGACCACACAACCGATGGAAAGCAAATAAACAGTACACCTCCTACAATTATATTTTTGGAAGACCCGCAAAGCGATGATTAAATTTTCCAAAAAATACCAAGTACTTTTTAAATTATTAAACGATAAATACCCAAACGTTGATACAGTGATATTGACGGGCGGGCGTTCGTCTGCTAAGTCGTTTGCTATTGCGTTACTTTCGTTGATGGGATTGGTAGAAAAGGGATGGAATGTACTTTATACTAGATTTACTAATGCCTCCGTTGTCGATTCAATTAAGCCAGAAGTTGACGACAAAATACAACTTTTAAATTACGAAAACAAAGTAGTTTCAACAAACACACATATTGAACACGGCACGAATAGGATAGCTTTTAAAGGAATAAAAACAGGTTCAAAGGCACAAACGGCAAACTTAAAATCATTGTCAGGATTCAATGTTTTTGTAGTTGATGAAGCAGAAGAGCTGCCAGATTATGAAACATACGAAAAGGTTTTTTTGTCTATCAGAAGCAAAGATAAAAGAAATTTAACTTTTTTATTATTAAATCCTGCTAGCGTGCATCATTGGATTTTTAGGCACTTTTATTCAGGTAGAAATATCGAAGCGGGATTTAATGGTATTAAAGACAATGTTTGTTACATACATACTTCTTATTTAGACGTGCCAAAAGAATACATTGCAAATAATATAAAAGTTTATTACCAGCAACTTTTATTAACCAACGAAAAAAGATACAATCAAATTGTTTTAGGCGGGTGGACGGAAGCGGTTGAAGGTCGCGTTTTTAATAATTGGTCCAGAAACACTTATGCAGAATATTTAAAAATTCCATTAAGACCAGTTTATGGCATTGACTGGGGTAAAAACCATAAAATGGGAATTTTAGAAAGTAAATTTGACCGCTACACAAATACAATGTATTCTCACGAATTAAATTATTTAAGTGAAAATGAATTACTTGCATCATTAGACCCTATGGAAACAATGTTAATGAATCAAATGGGTGGAATTATTATTTATATTTGTACAAAATTAGGAATCCCAAAAGATGCTTATGTAGTTTGTGATTCAGCGCGTCCAGACAATATTTCGTTACTTAAATCATACGGTTGGAGTTATGCTTATGGAATCGACAAACCAGCAGGTTCAGTAATGGCAGGAATTACTTTATTACAAAACACGAACGTTTTTTACACTGAGGAATCAAAAAATATAGATTTAGAGTTTAGAAATTACGCATACGCCAATGATCGTTTGGGGGTTGTTGATGATGAAGTTGTAAAAGCCTTTGATGATTTGTTAGACCCTAAAAGATATTTAAGGCGACATTTCGAAAAAAATTAATATATTTGCATTATAAAACTTTATTAAATGGCTTTTAATTTTAGCTTTGGTTTTGGAAATCGACAGAAACGCGCCTTTGAATTTGACAAAGACGGCAATATATTTTATAGCTTATTTGACAGCATTGGTGGGTTAGCTAATAGAATACCAGATAGGGAAAAGCTAAAAAAAGTTTGCGACAACCCAGCATTATTAAAAGTTATTTCTATGGATTGCGACATATTTTCACTTGGAAAAGTATGCGAATACAAAGAAGGAAAATTAATTGAAGAGGATTTTTTGTATTCAATTAAAAAAAAGCCTAATTTAATGCAATCCTATACTCAGTTCTTTTGGGATTATAAATTTTGGTTAAATGTTTACGGTACGGCAATTCTATACAATCCTGACAATTCAAAGAATATTGCCAATACTTCGCTGCAATTCTTAAACCCTGCAAACATAGTTTACAATGACACTTTAATTCGTAAACTGCAAAAATTTATATTTTCAAGTTTAACGTACAATGAAGTTTTAGAGGGTTCAGTTACCTATCAATTTGACAATGGAGAATCAAAAGAAATTAAATTAAAAGAGCTTACTTTTTTTCACGATTTAACAAGCGCAGGAAAATCAAATCCATTAACAGGAATTTCAAGGATTGACGCACTTTATAAAGTTATAAACAATTCCGAAATTGCACTTGATGCAAAAGGAATTAATTTATTTTTGGCTGGGCGCTTTATGGTTGCAGGAAAAGCAGACCCATCTAAAACTGATTTTGCTAATATTCCAATGAGTGAAGATGAAAAGCAAAGTATTGAACAAAAAGTACTTTCAAATAAATCAATACACGCGGTAAAGTCAATGATTGACATTAAGCGATTTGTTGAGGATATGGGAAAACTTAAACTTGATGAAAGTTTTGTTGCTGACTTCTTTATGTTTGGATCAATGTTTAATATTCCAAGGGATATTTTAGAAACTTCTTTGCGAGGTTCTACCTATGAAAATCAGGAAAAGGCAATGGCCAGACTAATTGAATATTGCGAAAAGCCAAAAGCTCAAAAGTTGACTGACTGGTTTGAAACTCAATTTGATTTTCAGGACATTCGTATGTCGTGGAATCATTTAATGTTTATGAAAATATTTGAGAAAGAACAAATCAACAATCAAAAGTTAAAAGCTAGTACTTTACTTGAATTAATGAAAGCAGGCGTTAAATTAGACGAAATAAATACAATGTTAGAAACTAATTTTTCATCGCTCGATTATGAAGGTTTGAAAAAAATACCTAGTAATAATAATATTTAATTATCTTTGTCCTATGGGAACGAAATTAACACGTCAGGAACTCGAGAAAATACAGCAAAAGCAGGAAGCCTTGAAGATGCAAAAGGCAAAAGAAAACCAATTGAAAAACGGTAAAGAAATAAAAAAATGATAAATTGCACCGAACTTAATAAAAGCTTTGAAACAAAAGAATTATTATTTGCAGAATTAAAAGCAAATAAAGAATTGATTTTGGCAGAAAAAAAATCGCAAATTCAAAAGTCGTGCGATAAAGGGAACACGTTAATTTCAAAGTCAATCACAATTGCTAAAAGTTTGGAAGCAATAAAGGATTTTGAGATAGATGATAATTTTTATTACGTTGCCGTAAATAGTACTAATATATTAGACAGTCATAAAGATTTGCACCTAAAAGGTATTTGGAATAAAACGGTAAAAGAGCAACAGGGAAAAAACTATTTAGTTGCTGATCACGAATTGAAATTATTATCAACTATTGCGCAAAAAGAGGATATTGAAATATTTACTCAAATGTTACCATTTTCTGCAATTGGAAAAGACTACAAAGGCGAAACAGAAGTTTTAATTTATAAAATCGCAAAAGAAAAAGTTCGAGAATCTTACAAAGAATTTTTAGAGGGAAATATTGAAGCATCGGTTAGAATGCAGTACGTCAATATCGGTTTGGCAATGAAAAGCACCGTTAAAGGAGATGAAGCCGAATTAAAAGCCTATTTAGATAACATTGACTTAATTGCAAATAAAGAAGATTTTGAAGATGAAATATTGTATTTCTTTACAGTATCAGAAGCAAAAAACGTTAGGGAATCTAGTTTAGTCTTATTTGGCAGTAATGAAAGTACAGGAATGATTCAAGCCGCAAAAGCACTTGAAAAAACAATAGAGCCGCCAAAAAGCACTCAAAAAACAAAAAGAAGGTATTAATCAAACACACGTAAAAAAATGAAATTTACTTACAAATCGGCAGAAGAAGTCGACAAAATGGAAAGTGCAGAATTTGCATTATACCAAACCGCAATGAAGGCACACGAGCAAGAATTGCAAAAAGCAGCTATTGAATTGGCATTAGAGCCGTTGGTAAAATCCTTAAAAGATTCGCAAGAAACTATTAAGCAATTGCAGGAAAAGGCAACTGAGGCGCCGCTTAGCAGAATGGGCAACTTTGCAAAGGAGTTAAAAGATAATGTTGAAGCAATCAAAGGAATTGCAAAAGGGGATTCTAAAGAAGTAGTTATTAAAGCTATTACAAATAGAGCTTCTATTGCAGGTAACTTACAAGCGGTTGAATTGCCAGACGTTGGGCAGTTAGCAACTAGAAAATTATCAATGTATGATATTTTTCCAAAAGTAAACGTTTCTAGTTCTAATCACAATGGTACTATCCGTTACTACGATTGGGATGAGGACACAATTGTAAGGGCAGCCGCTTCTATTGCAGAAGGCGGAGTTTTTCCAGAATCAACTGCAAAGTACAAAACAGGTACAATCACCATTGAAAAGATTGGGGATACATTGCCAGTTACAGAGGAATTCTTTGAGGATGAGGAAATGTTTGCAAGCGAGTTGGATTTGTTTTTAACTACAAACGTAGCACTTGTTATCGACAATCAAATTTGCAACGGTACAGGAGCTGCAAATACTTTAGTAGGTGTTTACGCAAGCGCGCCAGCATTCGTGCCAGTAGCAAGCGGAATTCAAGATGCTAGTTTATTTGATTTAATTGTAAAGGTTGCAGAGGATATTACCGTAACAGGTGGTTCGAAGTACACGCCAGATACAATTATCGCTAGACGTTCAGTAATTAACCAAATGAAACTTAAAAAAGACGCAAATAACAATTATTTGATGCCGTCTTTTGTTTCAGCAGACGGGTCGAATATTGATGGAATGACTGTTATTGAATCAAACGTTGCACCAGCAAATACTTTGATTATATGCGATAGACGTTTTGGAAAATTGTACGTTCGTACAGGGTTGGAGTTAAGCAGAGGATTGGTAGGTGATCAATTTACTAATGATGCTTTGACTTTAAAGGCTAGACAAAGAATGGCTTTTTTAATTAGAAATGCAGACAAAAGCGGTTTCAGAAAAGTTACCTCAATTAGCGCGGCACTTGTAACTTTAGGATCATAAGCAATGAAAAAGATAGTATTTACCAAAGATTTTGCAACAAAGAAAAAAGGCGATGAAATCACAATCGATAGTCAATTAGCTAATCAATTAGTAAGTATTGACAAAGTTGCTGAATATCCAAAATCTAAAAAATAAAAAAATATGTACATAATAAACGACAGTTATTTTCAATCTAAAAACCGTGCAATTCCAAATTTGGATGAAGCAGATAGCAAAACTTTTGCTAATTTAGAGTTATTGATTGACGAAAACTGTCGTTTGTTGTTGCGTATGTTCTTGACAAAAAACGAAATAACCGAACTCGAAACTTATTTAGTTGCGGGGATTTTTCCAACTAATACAACTGGAATACCTCAAAAATGGATAGATTTAGTAAACGGCAAAGGCAATTGGAAAGGATTAGTTTATAGTTTAGGAACGGCAAAACAATCATTGTTAGCTGACTATGTTTACTACTTTTTTTTAGTAGAGGAAGTTAGCTATATGGCAGGAGTTGGAGACGTTAAAGCATTGCCAAAAGGCGCGACTGGAGTTAATCCTACGCAAAGAATTGTTAGGGTTTGGAATGAATTTGTAAGGGAGTATCAAGGCACAAATAATTATTTTTATTCGTTAAATAGAGGGCTTTTGGGTTTTTTAGATGATGAATTTGAAAAAGATTCTTTGTTAAAATTTATTTATGATAATCCAATTTACTTAAACAGAAATCCTAAAATATTTGAATTTCAAAATCAGATAGGAATATGATAGTTTCAGAAAATATACTAAAAGAAATATTTTTGCAGTTGCCGCCTTTTAAAGACAGCAATGACAAAGATTTTCCAATAAGGTATGAATGGGGAGATCAAGCCGACTTAATTTTGTTTTTAAAAACCATTGCAGGAAATAAGTACCCTTTGATTTGGCTCGCTTCAGGAGACGAAACCGTAAATAGATACAATCATTCGTTAACAAGGGTTTGTCGATTGCTTTTGGTAAAAGAAAGTAAGGTAGTTACAAATAGAAATCCGACCGTGTGGAATACTGAATTTCAAAACGTATTAAATCCTTTGTTAAAAAATGTAATTAAAGCCATTGAAAAGAGCGGTGTAACTACAATTATAGGAGATTATACGCAAAGAAAAGAAGCAAACTACACAGAGGAAGACTTAACCAAAGTAACTGATTTTTCAAACGTTATTGTTTTAGATATTACAATTCGATTTGAGGAAAAAGCGAACGGAGAGCCGAAATGCATTAATACAATTAAATTCTAACAAATGGCAAAAAAGGCAGAAATAAAAGAGAAAAGTTTTAAGGTACTCAAGCAATTCACAAAAGATCGGGTTTATAACCAAAGCGAAAATATTTCGCTAAACAATAAAAAAGAAATTGAATTTTTAAAAATAAACAAATACATCAAATAAAATGGCATTATCAGATTTATTAGCACAATTAGACGTCGTTGCTTGCGATGCGGGAGACGTAAAAGGAACTGGTTTAGCGGGTTGTCCGTTCGATTGGGATAGAATTGAAACAGTGGAATTTTCTGCTAAAAGTTTCCGATATTCAGACGCTCAAGATTTGGAATATGTAAAGGAGCAGCAGCAGTTAGGGAATTTGGTAATTGTAAAAGGCTACGAAAGTTTCACGCAAAATACACCAGATCCAAACGTTAATACGGTTGAAGGTTCAGGCTTTAAACAAGTTACGGGAGAAATGCCTACTGAATTTACAGGCGTTTTAAATAACGGGGTTGTCAATTGGAAAGCGTTAAGAACTTTAAATGGAAAAGACAATTACAATGTAGCGTTTTATGACGTTGCAGGAAACAAAATCTTTACTCGCACAAAAGGTGGAGAAGTCAAAGGCTTTGGATTGAAAATGCTTTTTACAGGCACTTACAAAGGTAAAGAAGGAAACAACCCGTCTATGCAAACGCAATTGATGCAATTTTCTGACTTGCTAGAAATGGAGCGAATGATTTACATTACATCAAATCAATTAGACTTTGATCCATCCGATTTAGACGGTGTGAACGATGTAAATATTGTGATTGACCCAGTCTCAGTAGCAGCGACTAGTTTGACTTTTAAGCCAACTTTATTGGATCGAACGCATTTAGTTGAAGGATTAACTTTGTCAAATGTTTTAGTGAAAAAAGACGATGTAGTAGTTACTCCAAGTGGTTTGATTTATGCTAATGGAAAAGTGGCTTTGACAATTGCAGCCGCGAGCGCTGGAGTTTACACGGTAGATTTAGCATCTTCTACTTTGGCAAATTCAATAGCGATTAATATTGGTGGTGTTTTATACAAATCCGATATTGCAAGAGTTATTGTTTCGTAATGATAAAAATAATGATTTTAAAAGCCGTGCAAATTGTACGGCTTTTTTTATGTAAATTTGTTATATGATAACGATTAACGATTATTTGCGAAAAGTGCAATTTGTCAGGGATAATATCCTAAACGAAACTGAAAATTCTGTTGCTCGAAATGAAAACAAAATAGTAAATTTAAACGTTAATCAATTTGAAAATAGTATTGGTACTGATGGATTAATGCTAAAAAATAAAAGTAGTGTTTTTTCAGGAGTTTACAGTTTGTTTACTCAAATGATTAACCCTTTAAAAATAGCGGGATACCCTTATACCTTTTTTGATACAGGCGATTTTTTAGGAAGCTTCCAAGTTGATATGAGTTCAGATTTAACAAAAGTTTTAATCACAAACACGGGTACAGGTTCAGGCGACAAAAAGTCTTTTTTTGACGGGTACCAAAACAAACTAATAGGATTGACAAAAGAAAACGCCTTTAAGCTAAATTACGAAATAATAAAACCAGATTTAGATAACTTTATAAAAAAACACTTATGAAAATATTTCAATCAATAGATGAACTACCTATTTATAATTTTGATAGATTTTTAGCCACTCAAGACAATAATTGGTTACTTAAAAATTACGATGGACGCGCTAAAAGAATTGACATTGGTACGCCTGAAATTGAAATAATGGAACAATATTATAACGCTTTACAAGATAGAAACTTTGAAGTAAAGCTGCAAAAATGGGCAAAAATTGATAACCTAATTGCAAAATATAAAGCAGTTGCAGAAATTATTTTTATAATGTTTGCAGGTTTTGAAAACACAAAACTAGGTCAAGAATTAAGATTTGCTTTAATTCAGGAATTAAAAGCGTGGCGTTATAAAATGCCAGAAATAAATTCAGTAGTTGGTGACATTGAAAACCTGAATAGAATAAGTAGTGAGTTGCAAGGAATCAAAAACCAAATTGCAATATTGCAAAATGAATTAAAAGACGACGGCAAAAAGGAAAACATATCTCTTTATAAGCAGTTGGCAATTATTCAAATGGGTTTAGAAATTGCACCTATAAACCCGCGAAAAGTGGTCGTTGCTCAATGGATTGAATACGTTAAAATAATGCAGGAAAAAGCAAAACAAAACTAAATAAAATGGCAAACGCGATAGATACGATTGTTAGTAAAGAAGCAATTCAAGGACTTACAGAGCTTGAATTAAAGTTAAAAAATTCCGTTTCTGAAATTATTAAGTTGTCAGAGGAAGCGCGAAAAGCAAACGGAAATTTAAGTAAAATAAACACTCCAAAAGACTTAAACGCAAATAATACCAATAACGCTAAATTAACGGCTGATTTGCAAAAACAAGCTACCATTGTAGCTAATTTACAGAAGCAAATTGTTAATTTAACAGCCGCGAAAGCGCAAAGCAATGTAAAAACTACTGAAGAAATTATAAACACACGCGTTTTAACTCAAAACGCAAATAAACAAGCGCAGGCAACATCGGTTTTAGCGGGTGCATATGCTAATTTGTCGGCACAACAAGCAATTTCAAGTAAAAGGTATCAAGATTTAATTGTAAGAGGTAAAACAGCAAGCCAAACGCAATCTCAATACAATAGAGAGTTAAGGGCAGCACAATCTCAATTTCAATCTTTAAATACAAGAGTTTTAGCGGCTGATCGTGCCGTTGGAAGGTTTAACAGAAATGTAGGTAATTATCCAAAGCAAGCAATTCTAGGAATCGGAAACCTAATGAGAGCCTTTGGAATGGTTGGTGGATTAATGTTGTTTGCAAACGTTGTAAAAGGCGCATTTGATACAATAAAAGAGTTTGACAAATCTAGCGCAGATTTAGCGGCAACATTAGGTAAAAGCCGCAAAGAAATTACGGCATTAACTGATAACGCCAAACAATTAGGGGCAACCACTAAATTTACTGCAACTGAAATAATCGGATTGCAAAAAGAATTAGGAAAATTAGGATTTTCAGAGCAGGAAATATTAAATTCAACCGGTGCCATTAGTCAATTAGCCGCGGCAGTTGATACGGATTTATCAACGGCTGCAATGGTTGCAGGTCAAACATTGCGGGCTTTTAATTATGAAGCGACTGATATGCAAAGGGTTGTAGATGTAATGGCAAAATCTTTTACAACTTCAGCACTAGATATTTCTAACTTTACCGAATCGATGAAGTTTGTGGCACCCGTTGCAGCGGCATCAAATATATCAATTGAACAGTCGGCAGCGTTACTTGGAGTTTTAGCAGACAATGGTATTAAAGGCTCAATGGCAGGTACTTCGTTAAGACGTATCTTAACCGATTTGACAATGACTGGAAAGCCATTTAATGAGGCATTAAGGGAAGTTTCAAAAAACGGAATAACCGTAAAGGATGCATTTGATGAAGTAGGTAGAACGGCACAAACATCTTTACTTATTTTAGGCAAAAATATTCCAAAAGTCGAAGCGTTAGGGATTGCATACGAAAAGGCGGGCGGTTCGGCTCAAAAGATGGCAGACGAACAATTAAAAAGTTTAAGCGGTCAACTTACATTATTAACTTCTGCTTATGATGGTTTTATATTAGCGGCAGCAGAAGGAGAGAGTTCTTTGTCTAGTTTTTTACAAGTACCAATAAAAAATGTAACTTTATTTTTAACATTGCTTTCATCCGCATTTACATCAAACGAAAAGTTAAGAAAAGGATTTTTACAAAGGCAAAAAGAAGAGGGAACGGCAAATGCAAAAGAAATTTTAGCAAAAATAACAGATGCGGACGAAAAACAGGAATATGCAGAAGCAGCATTAATTAAAACGCGCAAAGAAATTGCAAAAAACACAGCCGAGTTTAATCAATTATTAGCGGACAACGCCAATATTGAGGAAAATAAAACAAATAAAAATTTAAAAAACGGGCAGCAAGAAGCAAATAAGGCTCGAATGATTGAGTTAAATAATTTAATTTCGTTGCAAGTAGGTTATGTAAATGGATTGAAAGATAGTTTAAAAGTTGAAACTTCAATAGTTGAAACTAAAAAAACAGATACAGAGGAAACAAAGAAAAATACAAAAGAAAAAAGACAGCAAATTGAGGGGATAGAGTTACAAAACAAGGCTCAAAAAAGCCTTTTAGAGCAGTTAGAAAATCAAGTATCTGTTTTAAAAGAAGTTCAAAAGCAATTCAGTAACACTACCCAAGAGTTTCAATATTACCAAAAATTAATTGACGACACCCAGAAGTATGTTGATGCTTTAGCAAATTCAGAAGATTTTTTAGCTACTAGCGCAAAAAACGCAACTGATAAATTTATTCAGCAAAACAAAGGAATAGAGCAAAACAAAGAGGCTTTAATTGAATTGCAAAGCGCAACAGATGAATACATTAAAAGTTTTTCAGAAGGTTTTTTACAAGATGCAAATTTATCATCTTTACAAATATTCTTTGACGGTACTTTTAGTAATCTTTTAAAGGGTGCGGACTCATTGCAAGAAAAATTTACTGTTACATTTTTAGCGATTTCAGAAGTAGCAAAAGAGGCTTTTAATTTTATAAACAGCGCAAGTCAGCAAAATTTTGATGCTGAATATGGCAGGTTAGAACAACAAAAAGAAGTAGCGTTACAGTTTGCGGGCGAAAGTACAAGCGCACAATTAGCAATAACCGAGCAATACGATGAAAGAAGGCGTGCAATACAAAGAAGAGAAGCAGAAGCGCAAAAAAAATTAGCGGTTTTTAATATTTTAATAAACACAGCGCAAGGAGTTGTAAGTGCTTTGGCAAGTACACCACCAAATGTACCTTTATCTATTGCCATTGGGGTTATTGGAGCGATTCAGGCTGCAACGGTTGCAAGCCAACAAATACCAGCATTTTTTGAAGGCGGTGAACACGATGGGGGATTAATGTTAGTAAACGATGGAAAAGGAGCAAATTATAAAGAAACTATTGTAACGCCAGACGGTAAAATAATGAAACCACAAGGGCGGGACGTTGTAATGGACGCACCAAAAGGAACGCAAATTTTCACGCACGACCAATGGCAAACGCAAATGATGAGGGGTTTATTATCGCAAGGAATCACAGCAAACAAAAGCAACGGATTAACTAAAGACGATTTTAATTCAGGAATTGAACGTTTAATTAAATCGACAAATCGGAATAGTGGCGGTTTTAGTTTTGACGAACGGGGCGTTAATAAATGGAAAGCGACTAACGGTCAAAGAACAAAAGTTTTAAACAATCGTTTATTTATTAAAAATAATTAAATGTTAAAGTTTGTTAAATAATACCTTATTAGGTTATTTGTTTTATCTTTGTTAAAACTTAAAAATTATGAAAATAGAAATTGAACGGGCTAAAAAAGAGATAATGTCTGTTTTTAAAGCGTTTTGCATTACGAACCAAAACGGGGAAATAACAGGGGCTATTGTTTATGATGTTTACGATTTAATAAAGCATACTTATTTATTAAATGGTTTGCATTTTGAAGTACTTGGAATAAGTACTCATCTAACAAAAAGAGGTACATTTTTTAAAGTAACATTAATTTTAAAACACAATGAAAAAAAATAAAAACAATAACTTTTTAGCAAAATCAGTTGCTGAAATAAAAATTTACAAAACTCCTAAAAAAATAATATACTATATTAAAACCATTAAATAGTAAAGATTAAAATAAATAATACTAAAACCGTTGCATTAAATTGTAACGGTTTTTTTTGTAAATTTACAAAATGAAATTCTACTTAAACTTTGTCAGTCCTAATTTTGGAAAAATAGAAATAACCGAACCAATCGGATTTGATGCGTATAGTTTTAAACTTTCGCAAAGAAAAGACGGATTTGGTAGAGATAAAAATATTGGTGCTGAACAAATAGATTTGCAATTTATTAGCGGTTATTTTGAAAAAGCAAACGAACCGCGAACACAACCAAATGGGGTTGTAATTAATAATCTAACAATGTGTTTTGATGAAATTTTACAAGCCATATCCGAACACGGTAGCGAAAGTAAGATTGAGTTTTTTGTAAACAATTTTAACAATGGACTTTTAGATATTTCAGAAAGCACAACCGACAATATAAAGTATTTTAGTTGCTCAATCGTGCAAGACACAACTAGGGCGTTGATTGAAAGAAAAAAAGACATTAAAACTGATGTGTTTGGATTTGTCGACACGTTCGGAAACGGTCAAACGCCTTTGGCAAAAACCAAAATTTTACTTAAGGCGAAGCCTACAATAGAAAAAAGCGTATTTAGATTAACAAATACTACTATTAATATTTTGGGAGGATTTGGCGGGGTTCGTGAAAATAGATTTAATTTTATAAATGAAATTTTAAATTTTGGAATTGAAGATACTTTGTCATACATTCCAGGCACAGGGCAAAGGGTAGATTTTGCGTATATCGAAGCAAAAAATGCTTTGTCGAAATTAAAACTTACATTAGATTTAGATTTAACCGTAACTATGACCGGTTCTGGCGGAGGTCAATTTTTAGTTTTAAAATACTATATTGGTACATCATTGCCGAACACGGGATCTTTTGGGGTTACAATATTAGAAACTCAAACATCTACAATTTTTAATTACAATGACACTATAATAGTTGATAATTTAAATATACAAAACGGGCAAAAGTTATGGATTTGGTTTGAAGGATTTGTTGATACAGGAAATGCAACGGTTTTTATGCAAACGACTGTAAGAGCGTCAAGCATTACAGTTGAGGCGGTTGCAACCTCTGTTAATTCAGTAATTTTTGGAGTACCTTATTTTGATTTTTTGCAGCAAGGAATAAAAAGCATTTCAAATCTACAGCTAGAAGCAAACGAAATTGAAACAGGAAGTTTTAAAGACCAATTTATTTTTAATGGAAATTTAATTAGGCAAAAAGAAAACAACCCTTTGAATTTCGTTTTTAAAGACGAAATGAACGATTTGAAAGAAACAAACAGCGATTACCAAATATTAGATAACAAAGTACAAATATTACAATACCCTGACTTTTATCCAAATATTGATATTGGAGCGTTTAATATTTCTCCAGATGAATCAGTATTTGCACGAAAATATAATGATCGTTTTAAAGATTTTTCTTTGGAATATAATTACAATAATTTTGAAGATGACAAAGACGAATCAAACACTGTTGATGCAGTTCACACAGAAGCGCAATTTCAGCACGCAAACGAGCAAGTTGATAATAACCTCGAAGTTTCTATAAATCACATTAGAGACCCGTTTTTAATTGAAAGAATGCGAAGGGACGCTCTCAAAAACACAACCGCTTTATCAACAGACGACAAAATAGTTTTACTAGATTGCGTTGCAATTCCTGAAAATAGTCAAGGCAATTTTACAGCCGTTTTAAAAATGCGGGTTGTTAGCGGAAACATTGAAATTCTAGGAACTTCAACTATAAATTGGCTTTTATTAGGTTTTGAAAATGGAAACACAATTACTATTTCAGGTCCTGAAAATGCGGGGAGTTATTTAGTTTCAGAGCATGAGGCTACTTTAATTAAATTAATTCCAATAAATTTCAACCCTATTTTTAGCGGGGATGTTTTGATTACTTTTACTTATCCTTTAACGGGCGTTAACTTTACAAATAGAACAAATGAAGGTTTTAATATCATTTCAGGAGTTTCAAATCCTGATGACTTTGCAAATTTAAAATACACAATAAGGCGTAATTTGTCAAGGGATAGTTGGTCAAGCTATTTGGCGACAATAAATAAAGACGTGCCAAACGGCGCGATAAGAAACACTTATTTTAAAAACAATGGAGAATTGCTAACTCAGTTTGAAAACGAAGAGTTAATAAAAGAAAGTGAAAATTTTAAAGTCTTTGATTTATCTACAAAAATTTTAAATAAGCACGAAATAACCACCAAAATAGCAATCGGCTTTGAAACGGCAAAGCAACTGATTGAGGATATTGCATCATTAAAAGGATTTGTAAGAATTTTAGACCCAAATAACAAAATGTACAAAATTCATCCTAAAATGGTTGATATGGTTTGGAGGGATGGGGTAATGGAAATTACAGGCGAAGAGCGAAACGAAAGTGATTTTGTTGTAATTTTTAAAAATGAAACAATCACTATAAATGAAGTCGGTTATACAGAAGTAATTTCTTTGTTGGAGTGGTTTAGATTTACGGGAGAATATTTACAAATATTTGACCAAAGAAGCATTCCTTTAATGAATCCGACCAAGTTTAATAAAGTGATACTAAACGGAGTTACTTATAATTCTCCAACCGCTTTAGCAATTGCTTTAAATAATTAATTTATATTTGTATCATGGATAACGCATTTTTAAGATTAAAGCCAACATTCGAGCAAGCCAAAACAATTGGCGACCCGCGACAATCTAAAAATAGATATTACGATTCCATTGTCTTAAACCCAAATGAAACTTATTTGCAAATTACAAACAGCGATGTTGATATTGTTTTTAATGGAGATTATAACGTTTTTTTAATTGATTGCTTTAATAATGAATTGCTAGAAATAACCGACAAAGTTTATATTAATGAATTTACGGACATTGAAGGCATTCGTCAAATTGCTTTTGAAATTGTAAAAATTGGTCAAACGTTTAATCAAAATGTATTTTTAAAATTAGTTCACACAACTGGAAGCAACGTATTTTACTCAAATCCTTTTGTTGTTTCTGATGATTTAGAATACACGATTAGACTTGATTATGGAAGTTATGGAGTGTTTCAAGGCACAGACTATTTAAACGCGCCTTTTGTTCAATCAATACGGGTTGCGGGTCAATATGAAGGCTTAACTGATGAAACGGAAAATAGCACGTATATTCAAAGCAATTCAAATAAAATATCACAATTACCTACATTAGTCTTTGCTAATGCCTATGATTTTAATTTAATAAATGATTTTACTTACAGAGCGTTATCAGTTGCTTTAAAATCTGATTTGGTTTTTATTGACCAAAAAAGAAGTACTAACAAATCAGTATTAAAAAAAGGAGAAAGAGAAGGGAATTCAAACGTTTATAATTGTAACGGAACATTTTATTTTTCTGATGAAACATACATTGCACAATTCCAAATAGTACCAGAATTCAATGTAGTTAATTTTTATCCAAATGGTGCAATTCCTTTAAATCAAAATCAAAACATAACAATTCTATTTAGTAAAAATGTTGTTTTAGGAGTTGGAAGTTTTAAGATTTTTAGCGAAATAGGTGCTTTATTAGCTACTTTAAATCAAACTAATTTTACAATATTAAACAATTTAGCAACCGCGCCATTATTAGGTAATTATATTAATATTGCTTTAACTGGCAAATATTATATTACCTTTGATGAAGCGTTATTTACTTCAAATATTGATCAAATAGCACCTCAATTTAATTGGAATTTTGAATTTATAGAAGGAGAATATGAAGGCGAAGATTACGAAAATAACGAATACATAACATAAAATGACAAAGACAGAAATTACAACTGCATTAAATAGCTTTATTTCAGCTATTGGAAAAATTACAAAAGTTAGGCACACAAACGCAAATACTTTGGTCGTTAATGAATTGTACAGCGAACCTGTTGTAGATGATAGTACAAGCGAAACTTTTACAACAAAATCAGGTAGTAATTTTTATTATGATTTATTCATTGTAAAAGTTGGTAAAGTTGCTCAAATTACAGCACGTATTACAAATGTTTCAGGAGTTTCACAAAATGCACAATCTATATTTGCATTTAAAGAAAATCAATATAAGCCAAAAGCAGCTTTTAATCCAATAAAAATAAGAGCATTCAGCAACAATGGAGCAATTTTAAACCTCACGTTAACAAGTTCGGGGTTAGTGCTTAATAGTGGAACTGCGCCAAATGGAACTTTATACGAATTTACATTTACAACATACATAACAGAAAATTAATGGCAACTTTAATTATACGAAAAAAATCAGGTGGTATTTTTGAACATTACGACAGTCAACTGTTTATTTTGTCAAACTTTTACGTTAAAGTTGATGTACCGTACTTTCAAATACAAGAAATAGGAGGCAGTCAAAGAAAACAGTATTTAGTTTCTGAAATTACTGTTTTTGACGATACATTAGCAGGCAGCGCGGAAACATTTACAAGTTTCACGGGACTAATGCAGCGTTTAAAATTTTTAGGTTACCCAGCCTTTAATCAAAATAGCGGCGGCGGTGGTGGCGGGGGAATGCCTGATGCATTTACTCAATTAGGCTCTTTGACTAAATTAGTTAATACGGTAACGGTTGGGTTGAATTATGAGTGGTTTATTTCTAATAATTCATATGCTAACGTATTAGAATTTGATTTTAATATCGTTTTAGAATTAGAAGATTTTAACAGAAAAGATATAATTGTAGCAAATTCTAATAATGGATTTGAACTAATTAGTGGCTTTTCATCTTTTGGCTCAAACACTGCAATTCAGCCATTCACACCAATTGGTAAAATTTTACTATCAGTAGTTAATATTTTTGGAAACAGTGTTGAAAATAATGAGGTGCTTCTAAATTCTTTTAAGCAAAATAAATTTTACGAAATTACTTTGGCTGAATTGGGGGTTGCAACATTTCAATTGATTACTTCTACAATTATAAAAAACTGGATTAATTCAATACCGACTATTGTAGAAATAAATGATGACCCTTTTATATTTTATTACCGAGTCACAAATGGTGATAAATTTAGAATTTACATTTTAAAAGAACGAGCAAAAAACGCAGTCGTTACAGATGAAATGGTGGAGTTATTGGTTGAAGACCTTACAGAATACGTACCATTAAGCGGAACGGCGGAAGGCTCTCCTATAACAGGAGGGCTAGAATTTGAAGATTTTACAAAAAGCTTATTTATAAAAAGTATGGAAGAAGATACTTTTTATATTCTTAACCTTTCTGAAACCAGTTGTGGTTTTGGTTATAGAGACGAAAATAACCTTGCTAATAATGCTGAAGTTGTTTTTAATAAAAATCAAGGAATTTATGGTTTTCAAGACTTCACACCAAACTACCCAACAGACGGAAGCGAAGACCGTATTTACCCACAGATTAAATATGTAAAGCAGTTAGTAGCCGCGTCAAACTTTAACTCTAACAATTTGGGGCCAACAGGATTGAACCAAGGGGGGTTATTAACGATAAACACGGATGCTGCAAAGTTTGATCTTTCGGCGGGATTTGGTTACGTTGTTAATGGACACTCTAATCCTGACAATCCAACATTTACCAAAGTTACTTGGACGGCTAAGATTGCAAATACAATACCGAACCTTGCAACTCAAAAACAAACATACGTAGCTGTTGACATTAATGGAGATTTGTATTTCACAAACGTACCGTTAACAGCAACACAAAGACGTAATTTTATAAGAATTGGAGTTTTAATTCACTTAAACAATTCAGCTGTAACTTATATTGACAACCAACCGACTATTAATATTGAAATCGGTGGTCAGGTGCAAGATATTTTGGAAGCTTTAGGTTTTCGCTCTTTAAGCGGTAACCGCATTTTTCCCGTATCTAATAATTTAAAAATAAAAAAGGAATTAGGAAGAGTTTTTAAGCCTGGAGCCAATTTTGACAATCTAACAACTCAACCACATTCGTTTACTTTGGACGCTCAAGAGCCTATAACTTTCAGATATAGGACACAAACGGGCGACGAAGGGGCAGACATAACAGATATAACGCCAGCAATTTATGACTTAAACGGGACAATCACACCAGTAGCCGCTACGGCAACTTTAGCAACCATTCAAAGGGTTTACATATTTCAGGATGGCGTAATTAGAATACAACCGGGACAAAGAGTTTTTACTACACTTAACGCCGCAATTACAGCGTTAAATTCAGATGTTTTTATAACTGATTTAGATATTGCGGAAAATGGTTTATACCTTGGAGCGATTGTTTTGACTAGAAATGCAGTTGATTTAAGCAATATTTCGCAAGCTATTTTTGCACCTTCAATCGGGACAACGGCCAACGGTTCAGTTGCGTCCCCAGCCCTAGCTTATACGGCTGAAGATGTGGCTAACAAACAAAATAGTTTAGCGGTTGACGGAACGGGGGCAAAATATCCAACAGTCGATGCGGTAAACACGGGGTTAAGCACATTACTACCAAATCCTTTGTTAGGCAACATTTTAAGAGGTAACGGGACGGCTTATGCTGCGACTACAGAGGTGGAGTTTATGCGGGTCAAAAGCCCATTTTTGAAATCACATTTAGCAACGGATATTAATTTTGATAAGTTAATTTATTGGGATAATTTTATAAGACCTAATTCAGTTAGTTTAGGTACAGCCGACAGCGGGCAGGTGTATCAAAATTTAAACGGGGCGGGTTGGTCAATAGTTGGAAACGAGGCAAATAGTTCTGAATTTTCAATAACTGCAATTCCTATAACATCAGCAGGAGCTACAACTTCTTATATCTCTAAAAATTTACTTAGAAATAGTGCCCCAAATACTGCTAGAAGGGCGGGGATTGCATTTTTAAAAGATAAAGACAATAATATTTCATTGACAATAAATAGAAACAATTTAATAGTAACTAAAAAAACAAATGGAGTAGATACTATTTTGTTAAGTCAAGCCGTTGTAGTTGAAAGTGTTGCTGGTGTGGAATTTTTTAATACTGAGATAGATTTGGAATTTAGAATTTACTCAAATTTATCAAAAACTTTTGTTTTTATATTTTCAAATTTTTTAAACATTAGCCGAATAGTAGATATTCAAGATACAAGTTATTTTAATAACATAAATTTCTTTGGTTTTTTAGCATTTGAAAACACAAATCCCGTGGTAATTTCATCAAAATTAATAAAAGACATATAAAATGATAGTAAATAAAATAAACGGACAACCCGATTTAACGGTTTTAGAAAATTGGGACATTCAAGGCTACAGCCTTAACCAGGACGGGGAAACCTATACAGTTCAAGCTATTCACAAGCTCATTCCGCTAATCAGAAACCGATACTCAATGGATGACGAACTAGCAATACAACGGCAAAAGGAAACAAAACCCGTTGAGTTTCAAGCGTATTTTGACTATGTAGAACTTTGTAAAAACTCTTTAAAATAACAACTAAATAAAATTAAAATGAAAAATTTTTTAGAACAAGTATTACTACACAAATGGCACAAACATTTTGTAGTTGGCTCGGGAACAATGGTAGTATTACTATGGCTATTTAGCTTTACAGATTTAAGAAAGCTAGAACAAGTATTAGTGTCTTTGGTTATATTATTTATTGGCTGTGTATTTTGGGAAATGATGCAAGAACGTCTTTATAATGCAAATCAAAAAATGCAAAATATGATTAATGATGTTTGGGCAGGAGTGTTTGGAGGATTTTTAGGAAGTTTAATTTTTTTAATATTTTTTTAAAATGATAGATAAATTACTAGACAGCTCGGGCGTAATTGCCACTATTTTAACGGGAATAATTGCATTTTTTGGAGGCAAAAAGATGCGAAGTATTGATGAAAAGAAAGCCAACAGCGATGCATTGGAGGGAATTCAAAGGGTGTACGAAAAATTCGCAGAGCAAACCGAAAGAAAATTCGACCAAATGAATAGCGAGCTAGGAGAGGTAAAAATGTTGCTAAAACAATACATTGATCAATGCAGTAAATGCGAAAATAATAAGATAAAATAAAATGACAAAATTAACAGAAAATTTCAGACTTCAAGAGTTTCAATCAGGAGATGGAGCGGGCTTCCCTGCCGATGTTTTAATAAACCTATCAAAACTAGCGAAAAACTTGCAAGTTTTAAGAAATGAATTAAAACAATCAATTACAATCACTAGCGGCTACCGTTCGCCAAAGCATAACAAGGCAGTTGGCGGTGTTGCAAATAGTCAGCATTTACTAGGTAAAGCCTCTGATTTACAAGCGAGAAACACACCGCCTAGACAATTGGCGCTTTTAATTGAAAAGCTTATTTTAGAGCGTAAAATGGATCAGGGGGGTGTTGGTATTTATCCCGACTTCGTACATTACGATATTCGTGGAACAAAAGCAAGGTGGACGAAATGAAAAATATACTAGTAATTACGTTATCACTTCTGTTATTTAGTTGCGGGGACAGAAAGTCCAGCAAGTCTAAAATTGAAACGTCCAAACAGTCAGAAGTTGCAACCTCAGCCGTTTTAAAATCGGAAACGGTAAAAGATATTAAAACGATAAAAGAAGCCGTTAAAGAGACTGGTTATAGCAGTGAAAAATTAGAACCTATTGACGTTTTGAAACCTATAATTAAAACCGAAAACACAAAGGACGGAACTACAACTACTACGTGGCAAAACGCAAGAGTTGACCGCTCAAGCACTTTAAAAAAAGAGGTAGTAAAAGAAATTAAGAGAGATTTAAGTAAAGAAATTAAGAGAGATAAAAGTAAAGCATTGTTAAAAATTAAAGAAAATAACGAAAATATTAAAAAAGAAACCGAGCGGGAAAGCTATTGGATTTGTTGTATTTTAATTTTAATTATTTTAATTTTATACTTTTACCTAAAACACAAAAGCCACTTTAATTGAGTGGCTTTTTTTTGGTTAAATGTTTTTTATCTGTTAAAAACGCATAAACCTGCGTTTATCTTGTAGTTATGCGTTATTTACGACAGAAACTCGTAATTGAAGCCAGCCAATCATAAAATTATAGTTTGTTTCTCTCGCATCTGTGTATGTCATTTTATCTTTTGAATACTTAAATAGACAAAACGGAGTCATTCCATACCACCAATATTTTCTTATTTCTATTTTCCTGTTATTTGTTTCCATTTTTCTAAATGTTCATCTAATTTTAAATAACTATATTCGATATTTAATAATGCATTTCGGCACCAATCAGCAAAAGATTTCATATCTTCTTTAGTGTATTCTATTTTATTATTTTTTATTTCTGATTTCATATTGCTCGCTATAATGTTTAGTATGTATTTTACTTATTTGTTCTTAAATTTCAGGATATTTTTTGGTTATAAATCAGATTCTTTTTTAAAAAACGATAAACTTACATATATCTTGTAGTTATGGTCAATGGCTACATTATTTTTTAATAATTACACTTTTGGAGCTAACATTTCCACTTTTATTTCATCGTCAGAAGTATATCCACTAAGTTTGAAATCTGAAATTTTGTAGCTGTTGAAAATAACATCAATATCCGTTTCAAAAATATCCACTAACTCAGGCAACAAAGCCTCACAATTTGAATGTTTATTAGGATCTCTTTTTAAAAGTTCTTTCACTGCATCATATTGATTGTCGTAAAAATGAACACATTTAAGAGTTCCCTCTATAGCTATTGCTTTATAGCCGGTTACTTTTTCTAAAATTTTAGCCAAAAGACCATAACTCGCGATATTAAAAGGCAAGCCTAAAAAAGTATCAACAGAACGTTGATTCCAGTGTAATTCAAATCCAAAATCACCATTCTCTAAAGGTACTCCTATAACTTGAAATTCAGAGTGGCAAGGAGGTAAAGCAGTTAAATCCGTTTCAGATGGATTCCAAGCATTTACTTTCAGTCTACTTGACATTATGTCTAATGCCATAGTTTTTACTAAATCTTTAATTTGATCCGTATTTCCGTTAAAATTTCTCCATTGTACGGAGTAATTTTGTCCGACAGAGCCTATTCCTTTTTTTTCAAAATCTTCAAAAGTTAAAACTTCACCGTGTTTTTTATGCCAATTAAAAGCATCTTTGTTCCAGATTTTAATCCCATTTTCATTCAAATACTTTACATCGTTATCTCCACGAAGAAACCAAATCAACTCTCCAACGATTCCCTTCCAATATAATTTTTTGTTTGTGATTGCGGGAAATCCATCATTAAAATCGTGTCTGAAGGTGTAACTAGGTATCTGAAGCCTTTTTACACCTCTATTTTTGTTTTCATACTCTTTGCCTTCATTGACAATTTTTTTACATAATTTTTGAAATTCTTGATCTA